TTTTGGTGGAGACAACTGGTGTTTTATGAGCGGTTTTTGTCGGTTTTCTCCTTTTGCTTGAAGTGTCCGCGAAGTAAGTAAATACAGGTTTTTTCGACATTTTTGCTTTAAGAAATTCAGGGCGGAATTTAAAGATTTTCGAAAAAGCGTGGATTTAGTGTGGATTTTTTCGCATCGAGCGAGGAGGTGATGTCATGTCAGAGCATGGCGGAATGTATGACATCATGAAAGGACAACAAGGAGAATGAAAACAGTTTACAGGATGAACGTCAGATCTGTAAAGTCGGAAAGTGGCGAGATGGTTGCAGTGTATGGCATTGATGCTATTTCCGAAGATGGCATTGTTCGAAATTCGATCATCGACGCTTTTGACGATCCGCGCAAGGCAGAAGAACTTGCACGGATCTGTACGGAACTGGAACTTGCGCCGGAGCATTTGCAAGATGTGATTGAAGATGCCATGTAAATAAAAGTGCAGCAGGCAGGGGGGACTCTGCTTGCTGCACTTTTATTATGTATTGTTTGAGAAGCCTTCAACCACGTTGCCGGGGAAGTCCTCGGATGTTGGCGTCTGTTCTGCTTCTGCATTTACTTTCTGCGGTATATCGGTACAAGCAAGCGCAATGTCAAGCTCCTGCACTGCGGATTCGATAAGCGCTTCCACGGTGGGTGACACTTTCACGCCCGCATCGACAAGCTGCTGGATTACCCATGCTTTTTTGTCGATCTCATGTGTCTTCGACCATTTCTCCGCCGCCTGTACCATTTTGACGACCGTGCTGTAAAGACGCTTTTCTTTCAACCAGGGCACGACGTACATTGTCACGATACCGCTTGAAATCACAACGGCCAGTTTGACCGCAAGATCGATCAAAAGTTCCCAGTTCATATGTTATATTCCTCCGTATAGTTTTCTTTTTTCTTTTCCCATGCGCTTTTTATCATGTAGGAGACGATGCCGCCGGTCATCGGCGCACCGATGTACAGCAGCAGATCCGAAAGCGCAACGGTCATGTCGCCGCGCATCACCTGCAAGGCAACGACCGCAAAGCCGAACAGCGCACCGATAAACCACAGCACGATCATTGCGGCAAGGCAGCGTTTTGAAAACTGTACAAACCGCTTTTCCTTCTTCGGCTTTCTCTGCATCTTCTCCGCCTTCGGCGGCTTATAGTTCGGCGTTATCTTGACCTGTATCATTTGACCGCCTCCCAAAGTTTTCGCCACAGGTCCGCAGGAAAGCGATGCTTTGCCATCTTGAACGCCGCGATTGCGGATGCGGGATCGTCATAGCCGACCTTTTGGACGATCTTTTTGATGTACTCCTCGGCAGTCGCGCCTCCGATGACTTTCTGCCCTTTCAGGTACGGTGCACCGTCGATAGGCTTTCCGTTCTGCTCGATCTGGAAGTGCAGATGCGCGCCGTAGGAATCGCCAGTGTTACCCATGTAACCGAGCACAGCGCCCTTTTTCACAGTCGCACCGCGACAGATGGATGCAGGGACACTTCCGTATTTCAAGTGGAAATACTTTGTCACGAGACCGCCGCCGTGGTCGACGGCTACATAATTACCTTCGAGATTACGATTGTGGTCAACGCCCGTGACCGTGTTTTTGACGGCGACCACTTTGCCGTCCGCGATGGCGACAATGGTAGCCGTTTTATTGCCGCCGCTGTATCGCCGCACAATGTCCACGCCTTTGTGGATGTAGGTGCCGCGCATCTCACCAAATGGTGATGTCTCGTAAATATCGCCCGGCTCCTGAAAGACGGGAGCCTGCGCAAGTCCGTAAATTCCCATCAGGTAACGACCTCCCATTCTTTCATAGTCTCATAGATCGTATCTACAAAGGAGTTTCCGCCGAGCTCTTTGTATCCGGCGTAAAGCAGGTCAAGGTTCTCGCGCTGGTACTGGCGGATCTTTCCGCATTCCTTATACCGATAATAAATATCTACGATTTTGCTGCGTAATAAGCAACGATTGGCATTATCAATGCGTTCTTCGTGTTCGCGTTGCTGTTTTCGGCGCTTTTTCGCCGAGACGATCACGCCGACGATGATAGATATCGCCGATATGATTTCAGCGGCAAGCAAAAGATGGTCTATCATTTTTCTTCTCCTTTTCGGTGCTATTTTCAGCATAGCAAAAAAGGAGAAAGTTTTCGCCCCGAAAAGAGAAAAAGAAAAAGCACCTCGGGAGAGGTGCTTGAAAAGCAAGAAAGGAGATCAATCTTCTCGTTTTTGTTCGACGTTATCTTTCTCTTTTGATTGATCGGAAAGATTTTTTTTCTCTTCTTCATAATACTGAAAAATATTTACAACAGGAATAGAAATGTTTCCATAAGAAAACATTGCTGCTGTAATTGCTTCAATTTTTGCTCTTGCTATTGAATAAAGCATAGATGCTCCGTTTAATTTTAGAAGCTTTGTAAATGATTCCTCTCCAATTTTATCCGGAGCTGTAAAACCACCTTCTAAAACGAAATCGATAACGCTTTCTTGCGAGTCTTCGTTGGATGTTATATTAATCTGAATTATGATTAATATTGTTCCAAAATAAACCGAGTCTTCTTTGTGGTGTGAAATCTTTGGTTGTGATATTTTAAGTTTGTATTCTTCGTTTGTCTCCTCATCGCTGTAGAATAAGTGGTTTTCTATAGACAAAGTTAGAATTCTGCTTCCCAGAAGTTTAAAATCAGATTGGATTTTATCCATGTTAAGCAATTGAACTCACCTCCGTATTGTGGAAATCTGTCGAAAATACGCTACCCGAAAATACAGGCGCTTTGCGTTTCGAAAAGCGTTGATTTCTTTTGGCGAGTTGTTGGTATATTTCTTCAGATGGAATATCATCTAAGATTTTCTCAACTCTTGTAGGGGATGATATTGCTGTAGAAAAAAAAGAATCGATAGATTTTCCCAATTTAAAAGCGATGTTTGAAAGTGTTTCAATTGTAAAATTATATGTTCCACTTTCCCAGCGAGATACCATTCCCTGTGTTACACCCATAAACTTGGCAAATTCGATTTGGCTCTGCCCAAGGTTAACTCTTGCGAATTCGATTTCTGCGCCAATTAGAGATTTTATTCTTTTAACTTCCCATTCCTGGTCTGTATAAAGATTTGTGAAACAAGATTCTTTTTCCGCATTTGCCAATTTTTCTTTAATGCTCATCGTGAAAACTCCTCCTGATTTATAAAGATTTGGCTCGTCTAAGTGCAACTGCTTTGGCCTGTTCGTAATCACTAGCGTTTTTTTCAAGAAAGGGATACAGCAGAATAACAGTATCATCGCCGTCAAAAATAAAAATTATTCGAGGATTCAACTGACTGGAAGTATTACGAATACTATATAAAGCATATCCGTCTTTTGTTTCCAAATATTCAAATTTAGGTCTTTTTGCACATGCCTTGCCGTGTGTATCGAGAATAGTAAGACGATCGTAATACCATTGTATACAATCGTTGTTCTCAATTAATCGTTTTAACCGTTCTGGATTTTCAGGTTCGATGAAGTTAATGGTTTTTAAGAATTCTTTCCAAAAACAGTCAACTTGATATATATGATTATATTTTTCAACTTGCTTTAACTTCACGATATCACCTCGGTCATTACATTATATTACTCATAAGTAATATTGTCAATGCAAAATATTTCGCATTTTCGGAAATTTTTTTGTTAATTTGAATATTTTTTTCGTTTTTTCGTATATTTTTGCAAATTATACGTTATTTTTTTCCATATCTCTCTTTTGCGTACTGCGCGAAGCGTTTGACTTCGTCCCAGACTTCATCGGGGACATCCTTTTCGCCGCCGAACAGGGCTACTTTAATATCCTCGTCCGATACGGACGGGGATTTTTTAGTTTCCGATTGCCCGAGTATATAGTCTACCGAAACACCGAAATACTCCGCAAGGCGGGTTAGCGTGTTGATACTCGGCTCAGATACTCCGCTCTCATACTTGACATACGTGGTACGCTCAACGCCTAAAAAGTCTGCTACGTCTTTTTGCAGCAGTTTTCTGTCTGTGCGAAGCTCCTTTAAACGATTCATACAATCACCTCTGCCTCGATTATAAGTGAAAAATGTTCACATTGCAACAAAAGTGATAAAAAATCACAAATTTCCTAAAAAACTATTGACAAGTGAAGAATCGTCACCTATAATAGGGACATAAAGTGAAGCATCTTCACTTTATGAAAGGAGAAGAAAAATGAAAATCAAAGAGATCCGCGAGAAAGTGAAGATAACACAACACGATCTTGCTGAAAAACTTGGAATTGACAGATCTACAGTATCAAAATGGGAAAGCGGCGTAGCACTTCCCAGAGCAGAGCAGCTTCCCGCTCTTGCGACCGTCCTTCAATGTAGCATCGACGATCTTTATTCTAAGGAGGCGTAGACATGGCAGAAGCGCATAAGGCAAAACGTAGACAAACAACAATCCGCCTCCCGGCGAAGCTAAAAGAAAAACTTCAGCGTGAGGCGGACACGAAGGGGTATACGGTTGCGGATCTTGTTATGTTTATTCTGCGGAATCATCATCTGACAGCTCGCCTAACTCAGCAAGATCATCCAGATAATACTCAATAGCAAAAGCGATCTCTTTTCCTATAGAACGCTTATGTTTTTGCGCGCACCAAGCAATCGTTTCAAAAGTTCCGGCAGGGATACGCAACGTGAACCGTTTATCCCCCTCGCGCGTATATTTATCCGACATATTAAACCACTCCTTTTTGACGTCTTAATGACATTATAGGGCATATTTTTAAAAAAGTCAACAAAAAGGTATTGACGTCAAAAAGATGACATGCTATAATTCAAAAAAGGAGGTTGACGTCAAAGATATGACAAAAGACATTAACAGATTCACATTGCGCCTGCCGCGGCAGCTTTTTGAGAAGTTGAAGGCGGAAGCGGACAAAATCGGAGTTTCGTGTAATGCACTGATACTGCAAATTCTTTGGGATTGGTCAAAAGAACCCGAAAATAAGTTTTGAGGAGCGAGAAAGACATGAGCATTTCTTTTGAGCAAAAACAAAAATGCGAGGGCAAGGCGCGGAAACTTGTTCACTTATTGCACGGCATCAGCTATGTGGAATGGTGCGCCATCCAAAAAGCAGTAGACGATGCTTTTGAAGAAGAAAAGCGGGTTGCGAAACTGAATACTACCGGGAAACTTTTTAATTGTATCTTCAGTGAGCTTTGCAAGTTGGAAAAGAAAAAGGAGAACGGCAATGACAGACTTTGAAAAGAACGTGAAGATCGCTTTGATCTTGAAGGACAAGCGTTTGGAGTGGCTGTGCGTGGAGGTTGCGAAGGAGACGGGCATGTATTGTGACCGTTCACGGCTGCTGAAAGTGCTTTCGGGCAAGCATCACAGCCCGAAGATCAAGGCGGCGATCGTAAAGATCCTTGGGATCAAGGAGGGAAAGATATGGAAGCAAGTGTAAAACATCATATCAACATACCGCGTATCGCGTCGATTGAGACGGCGATCAATGTGTACAATGAAAACCTGTACCTTGGATCAAAAGAGATCAAGACGCTTTTCCCGGGTATCGGTAATGCGCGTGTCGCTGCTTTGAAGAAGGTCGCGATCGCGTACACACGTTCGCAGGAGCGCATCCCGTACAGTGCGCACGAGGTACTGACAAAGGATGCGTACATAGCATGGCATCTGGACATTGCGGAACTCAACGCGAAGCATGATGAGATCTTGCGGCGTGAAAAGAAGATCGCAGCAGTGAGGGGGCGAGCGTAATGGGTAATACAAGAAAAAAGAATACGATGAAAAGAGGGGACGCACGTTGTGAATGAGCTGATTATCATAGGCATCGTTATTCTGATCATGCTTGCGCTGATCGGTGTGACGGCGATCGTTGAGAATTGGTCTGTGATTTGGAAACGGATCTGCAAGGCCGCGTTTCGGATTCGCCTTCGGTTTTGGTGTATACAGACCGCGTATTACAAATTTAAACTGGATCAGCGCAGAAGGAGATATTATCAGTGGAAGTGAAGATGACCTGTGTGGCGACGCGGAAGGCGTGCGTGAAATGCTGTTCCACGTGCCAAAAGGAATGCGAGGATCGGTGCCTGAACAGTCCTGAGAAATGCGGATGCGTGATGATCCGCCGTAAGCTCTCCGAAAAGGAGCAGGCAGAGGCGCGCGCCGCGATCCGATCTTGTGCCCGTGCAGGGCTTCTGCGGCGGGACATTATGGAGGTAGAACGATGAACAGATTGAAAGAACGGCGCGTGGCGCTCGGAATGACACAGGCAGAGGTTGCTGCTCTGCTTTCGGATATTGACCCTCGCTGCGACGGCGGAATGGTCAGCAGATTTGAGTGCGGGGCTTGTTTGCCTACGGCAGACGTGCTGACATCGCTTGCAAGCATTTTGCAAACCACGGAGAGCGCTCTTTTTGACTCGGTCGATCTCGCGGTCATCCGAAACGCAAACGAGGCTGACGGCGAAAAAAACGGCATCACAGAGGATGCGCCCGATGTGCGGCTGATCGTGAGTCTGATCCCCGTTGGCAAGGTCAATGCGATCCCGCGGACGAGGTTAGCTCGACTGCTCGGTACCAATGACCGCTCGGCGCGTGCACTCGTGCAGAAGGCGCGGGAATGCGGACACATCATCATCAACGCGCAGGACGGCCGCGGATACTACCGCACCGAGGATCTCGACGAGATCGAGCGGCAGTACAAGCAGGACACGGCGCGGGCAATGAGCATTCTTTCCAGACGAAAAACACTGCGCCGCGCGTTGATCGCGGCGGGAAGGGAGGTCAAGTGATGGCAGACATCGAACATCCCGCAATTGCGGCGTTGAACAATACAGGATACCACGGCGATCCCGATCCCGTGCCGATATGCCCGATCTGCTCTGCAGAGGTAGACACCTATCTCATGAATGCAGAAAAAGAGATCATCGGCTGCACCGAATGTGTACGCGCGGTCGATGCGTATGAACACATGGACGAGGTGGCATGATGACGAACATTTTGAGAGTATCTACGAAAGACATGAGCCGAGAGGAATGGCTTGTGCGGCGTAAAAAGACCATCGGCGGCAGTGATGCCGCCGCCATCGTCGGTCTGTCTGCGTATGCCTCACCGTATTCGGTCTGGGCGGACAAGACAAACCGTGTGCCGGACAAGCCCGACTCCGAGGCGATGCGGCAGGGGCGCGACCTTGAGGATTACGTTGCCCGCCGCTTTATGGAGCAGACAGGAAGGCGCGTGCGGCGCGAAAACGCGATGCTCTACAATCCGCTCTACCCCTACGCGCACGCCGACGTTGACCGCATGATCATCGGCGAGGATGCAGGTCTTGAATGCAAGACGACCTCCTCTCTGGATCTTCGACAGTTTAGGGGCGTGGAGTTCCCCGAAAAATACTACGCGCAGTGCGTGCACTATATGGCGGTCACCGGGGCAAAGCGCTGGTACCTTGCGGTACTGGTCTTCGGGCGCGGCTTCTTCGTCTACGTGCTGGAGCGCGACGGGGCGGAGATCGATGCGCTGATGGCGGCAGAGGCGTCCTTCTGGAAGAACGTCGAGGAGGATATTCCGCCGTCTGCTGACGGCACCGAGGCAACGTCCGAGACTCTGCAGGTGCTCTATTCCGAGTCGGACGGCAGTTCCGTGGAGCTGTACGGCAGAGACCGTCTACTTGACGAATACTTCCGCTTGCGCGGACAAAGAGACGAGATCGATGACCGCATTGCACAGATCGAAAACACGATCAAGGACGACCTCGGCACCGCCGAGCGCGGTGCGTGCGGCGACTACTCCGTTTCTTGGAAGTCACAGCAGCGCAAGACCTTTGCGGCAAAAGCGTTTGCCGCGGACCATCCCGAGATCGACCTTGCAAAATACTATTCCGTAACCGTGTGCCGCCCTTTCAAGGTGGCACTGAAGAAAAATGAGCAGTAAGTGCAAAGATTCCTCGGCAAGCCTCGGAATGACAAGCGGAGGCTATGTCAGCCTGCTTTAGTTTGTCATCCAGAGCGAAAGCGAAGGATCTTTGCACAAGAGTAAAAACAAAATTTCACACAAGAAAGGACTTTTAACAATGGCAAACATGATCCAGAACGCGACCGCAAAGGCCGCACAAACAACCGAACGCAAGACGATGCAGCAGTACATCAAGCAGATGGAGAGCGAGATCAAAAAGGCACTTCCCTCGGTGCTGACTCCCGAGCGCTTTACGCGCATCACGCTTTCTGCGCTCTCCGCGAATCCGAAGCTCGCCGAGACCACGCCGCAGAGCTTTCTCGGCGCGATGATGACCGCGGCGCAGCTCGGCGTGGAGCCGAACACGCCTCTCGGTCAGGCGTACCTGATCCCCTACATGAACAAAGGTAAGCTGGAGACCCAGTTCCAGCTCGGCTACAAGGGACTCCTCGACCTTGCGTACCGCTCCGGTGAAGTGTCGGTGATCTCGGCGCAGGTGGTGCATGAGAATGACGAATTTACATACGCCTTCGGTCTCGATCCGAAGCTGCACCACGTTCCCGCGAAGAGCGACCGCGGCGAGCCTACGCACGTGTACGCGATGTTCCGCACGAAGGACGGCGGCTACGGCTTTGAGGTCATGAGCATGGAGGACGTGCGCGCCCATGCAAGAAAGTTCTCCAAGTCGTTTTCGAACGGTCCGTGGCAGACGAATTTTGAGGAGATGGCAAAGAAGACCGTCCTCAAAAAGGTGCTGAAATATGCGCCGCTCAAGAGTGATTTTGTGCGCGGCGTGGCACAGGATGAGACGATCAAGACCGAGATCTCCGAGGACATGTATTCTGTGTCGGACACCTACGTGGAGGCTGTGGACACCGAGACGGGCGAGGTCTTTGAGGCAACTGTAACGAATACGGAGGCGGAAGATGGCAAGTCTGAATAAGGTCGTGCTGATCGGCAACCTCACTGCCGATCCCGAACTGAAACAAACGCCTTCGGGAATTTCGGTTGTAAGCTTTACAGTCGCGATCAACCGAAGAAAGCCGAAGGAAGAAAAGGAAGGTCAGCAGACCGCTGATTTTATCAGCATCGTAGCATGGAGGCAGACCGCCGAGTTTGTCTCCCGCTACTTCAAGAAGGGTAAGCCGATCCTTGTGTGCGGCGCTCTGCAGAGCAGAAGCTATACCGACAGTCAGGGCAACAAGCGGTACGTGACCGAGGTTGTGGCTGATGAGGTGAGCTTTGTAGAAAGCAAAGGCGCGGAGAACGGCGGCTCGGCAATGCCTGCATACGTTCCGGATGCGTATACGAACGCAGGAGAGGCGCCGCAGTTTGAGGCGGTGCAGGATGACGGCACACTGCCGTTTTGAGGTGAAGCATGCCGAACAGAATCATAAAAGAGAGTGCGTTTCTCTCGGACAGGATCGCTCGGCTTTCTGATTTTGAATTTCGTTTGTGGGTCGGACTGATTACACAGGCAGATGATGCAGGGCGAGGCGATGCCCGTCCTGCCATCATCAAAGGACATGTTTTTGCGCTACGAGAGCGCGTGACGATCAAGGATATAGAAAGTGCCCTTCACGCTTTGGCGGCGGCTGGCTGCGTTTCCCTCTACACGGTAGGCGGGAAGCCCTACTATGCGTTCCCGAGTTGGGCGGCACATCAAAGAGTCCGAGATGTTAAACCGAAATATCCTGCGCCGGAGGACGGCACTTTGACAGATTGCGGCAGATTGCCGCAGACCGCCGCAGATTGCGGCAGATTGCCGCCTGAATCCGAATCCGAATCCGAATCCAATACAGAAAGAGAGAGCGCGCGTGCGCGTACACGCGCGAAGCGTTTCACGCCTCCCACGCCGGAAGAGGTAGAGACGTATTGCAAAGAGACCGGCATTTCGATCGATGCGGAGAAATTCTGCGCGTATTACGCTTCCAAGGACTGGATGGTCGGCAAAGTGAAGATGACCGACTGGAAAGCATCTGTCATTTCGTGGAGCAAGAACGAATTCCGTTCCAAGGGCAAGTCGTCGGCAGAGCATACGAGTTTTGACACAGACGAGGCGTTTGCAAAGGCGTTACGCAAAACCTACGGAGGATAGGAGGTGCATGGCAATGGGATATTCGAATATACGGCGTATTTGCCCGTTCTTTGAATCGGACGAGCGCACCTGCATCCGCTGCGAGGGCGGCACACGCCTGCGCTTTCCCGACTTTTTCAGCACATCCGAATACACGCGGATGCACTGCGCCTCCTACGTTGGGTGGAAGCAATGCACCGTAGCGATCGAGCTTTTGAAATACTATGACCGCCTTGAGGCGGAGAAAGAGGACCACGATGAGTAAAAGAAAGACCAGAGCGCAGAAGATGGCACGCAGTGTCAAGGCGCTCACCGCGTACAGCGCGGGACTTGAGGTCAAAAACCGCGCTTTGCGCAGAGAAAACGACATCCTGCATGACGGAACGGGTGTGCAGCAGTTGAATCAGACGATGGATGCGACACTTGTGTCCATCGCATCGGTATACGGTGTTCCCGTTACCGACGACGATGACGGCACCGTGATCGGGTACCGCATGGAGATCCCGATGCCGCATATCTCTGTCCTCTGCGGTCGCCGTGTGCAGGCGGAGAAATTTGAAGCAGAGGACGGCAGCAAGATGCTCCGCATCGGCGTGATCATTGAGGAGAATACCGATGAGCATACGGCTTGAGGATCTGTCGCCTGCGGCGCGGCGCAAGGTCCTTGCCGAGATCGGTGCAAAGCCGAAGGGCAAAAACAAGTACGGTGCCGTCAAGGAGAGCCGCGGAGAGATCGTTTTCGACAGCCGCAAAGAGGCCGCACGGTTTGATGAGCTGATGCTGCTGCTCCGTGCGGGCAAGATCCGCGACCTGCGTCTGCAGGTGCAGTTTACGCTGAAGGAAAGTTACGTCACTCCCGAGGGAGAGCGCATCCGCGCGATCCGCTACGTGGCAGACTTTGTCTACGAGGCGGCGGAGTACGTTTGCGATCCTGACGGCGAGAGCGGCATTGTGTGGCGTAAGGTCGTGGAGGACGCGAAGTCGCCTGCTACTCGCACCCCGGTGTACGAGATGAAGAAAAAGCTGATGCGGGAAAAATACGGCATCCGCATCCGTGAAATCTGATTGAAATTTGAAAGGACATTGAAATGAAAAACGAGTTGATCTACTTAAACGTCGCGGACATTTTTCCGCACAAGGACAATCCGAGAAAAGAGCTCGGAGATCTGACCGAGCTTGCGGATTCGATCCGCGAAAACGGTATCATGCAGAATCTGACTGTTGTTCCCGACACGGAATTTGACGGCGGATACACTGTGATCATCGGTCACCGCCGACTCGCTGCGGCGAAGCTTGCAGGGCTCACCGAAGTGCCGTGCGTGATTGCGGAGATGTCGCCGCAGGAGCAGGTGGCGACGATGCTGCTGGAGAATATTCAGCGCAGCGACCTCACCGTATACGAGCAGGCGCAGGGCTTTCAGATGATGATGGACTTCGGCGTGAGCGTGGAGGATATCTCAAAGCAGACCGGTTTTTCAAAAACGACTGTACGCCGCCGCCTCAAGATGGCGGAGCTGGATCAGGGTGTTTTGAAAGAGGTGTCGGCAAGACAGATCTCTCTGGACGACTTTGACCGCCTTGCGCAGATCGAGGATCTTGAAAAGCGCAACAAGGTGCTGGAGCAGATCGGTACGAACAACTTCGAAAGCGCCGTACTGCGTGAGATCAACGAGCAGAAAAAGGCGAAGATCCTTCCCTATGTGCAGAAGTGGATCAAGGAGCATCACGGTAACAAGATCTCGTGGAGCGAGACCTACGGCGGCAAGTACGACGTGCTGGAAAGCTTTCGCCTTGAGTCGATCGAGGAAGGACAGGAGCTGCTTCGGGCAGACCGTCTGCCGGAGAAGCTGTACTACTGTCTCGACAATACCTGCGGCTGGGTCAAACTCTGCCGCGCACGTCCGAAGGCAAGCCCCGTAAAACGTCCGAAGAAGGAGCTTGACCGCGAGAAGTACGTAGCCGAAACACGTGAGAAACTGGATGCGCTTGCAGAAGAGTGCTATCAGCTGCGCTGCGCGTTTATAAAAACGCTGCGTGTATCGAGTCGCAACGCGGACGCGATCCTCTGCGGCGCGGTAGCTGCGTGTGCGTTGCAGGTGATGACGTATATCAGCAGCAATTCTGCAGAAATTGAATCCGCTCTCGGCGTGAAAGATCTTGAGTATGGCGAGAAGGTGTCTACAGCCGTAACGAAACTGATTTCCGGTGCGAGCGAAGCGTATGCAAAAGTGGTGCATGCGGCATTCGGCGACCGAAAAGACAATGCGTATCACGGCGGATACCGCGGATATTTTCCTGAGCATAAGAAAAACGCCCACTTGGATGCGCTGTACACGTGGCTGGAGTCGCTCGGCTATCAGATGAGCGACGAGGAGAAGCAGTTGCAGGACGGCACGCATCCGCTCTTTGTGGATAAGGATGAGGTGTCCGAATGAACTGTCTGAAGAACAAGAAAGAAGCCTCCCGGTCATACCGGGAGGCACAGGGATTCATGCTGGACCTGCTGGAGATGATGGCATATGCGTATGCTCTGGAGCTGCACGATCGGTACGGCTTCGGTAAGATCCGAAACGATCGCCTCGCCAAAGCTGCGATCGAGCGCGTGCACGCCTGTATTGCGCGCTACGAGGGCGACTATACCATGACCGCGCTGAAATCAAAGTGCAGGGATTTTGGCTTTGTGTCGAAGATCAAACTGGACGAGAAAGGAGCGGTAACGTGGGGATGAAATCAGTTTTAATAAGCATCCAGCCGAAATGGTGTGCGAAGATAGCGAACGGAGAAAAGACCGTGGAGGTACGCAAGACAAGACCGAAGTTGGAATCTCCGTTTAAGGTGTATATCTATTGCACGAAAGACGAACCGTTGTATAGAAGCGGAGAAAAGTTTTGGTGCGGTGATGATTTTGGAAACGGCAAAGTTATAGGCGAGTTTGTGTGTGATACTTTCGTCACAGACAGAACATTTGGACATGATGCTCTATTTAGAGCCGCCGCATGTATGAGTGATGTCGAAGCAGCTGCTTATTGTACCAACAACCCTATGTACGGCTGGCACATATCCGACCTTGTGATATACGACAAGCCGAGGGAGTTGAGCGAGTTTTATAAGCCATGCGTATTTGGTGAAGATGATGTTTCATGCTTTTTGTGCGACAAATCAGGGTATACACCCGATATGCATATTGATTGCTTTAACACGGTTACAAAACCGCCGCAGTCGTGGTGCTATGTTGAGGAGGTACACAATGTCGCAGAAAATAGAGACAGTATGTGACAGGTGCGGCGCTACGCGAGAGTTGAGAACGAAAAATGATATCATAATATCATTTGCAAAAATAGACTTGTGGGGCGTAGGTCAGCATCGGACGGGCGCACCGCAAAGAATCGACCTATGCGCTACTTGCTATAACAAATTTATAAACTTTTTGGAGAGTGACAATGGCTAAATACACAGACGAGCAGATAAAGACAGCACTTGAGTGTTGTATACACTGGAGAAAAGGAGACTGCAAAAAATGTCCCATCGGAGACAAGTGCTTGACAGAAAGAAAGCCCTTGCTTATTGCCGCACTTGACCTTATCAACCGCCAAGAAGCAGAGATTGAGAGGTTGCAGCGAGATGGACTTACAGAAGCCCATTATAAGGCTCTTTATGGAGCTGTTTATGCTCTCGCCGATATGGTATTTCAGTTTGGATATTCAACAACATTTCGAAATAAAGATGCTGTGTGTGACGGTGGATTATCCGCTTTGGAGAATGCGTTTGGTGCGTTGCTGAATTGCGGTTGTAGAACGAATAGCAACGGAACGATATCCATAAAAAATCTTTTGGAGTTTCAATCCGAATTTGAAGCGAAGATGGTAGGTGAAAGCAAGTGAAACAGTATAAGCGAAACAGATTGAAAGAACTATGGTGGAATAGACCGTGGGTGTATATTCCCGATGTTATCCGCTATATGAAAAGATACCCACTGACAAAGGATGGTAAATTCTTTGTTTGGCTGCGGAACTGCTTTTATTGTAATTGGCAAGTTTGCATCAAAGGAGACAAGCAGAAGTGAGAGAACGCAAAGGCAAGGAATTGACTCCCGAAAAGTTGAGGGAAATTCTTTATAGTATTTACCCCGAACATATAGCCGAGGAATTATTCAAGAAGTTATCAGGCAAACAAGCCGCAAAATCAATAAAAGAGGTTGCTGATGAAATGGTAGGTGAGGGAGAATGGGCGATACCGTAACCTACAACCCGAAGTGGCGGGAGAGAAACAAAAATGTTTGTTGCTATTTTTGCGGTGAAACAAGAAGCGTTAAATATACCGCAGATTTACACAACATTTTCGGAGAACGAGTGCTGACCGTGGATGTATGTAATCGGTGCGCACCAATTATAATGCACGAAAGGAGTAACAACAATGACAGATAGAGATAGTCTGATAGAGTTGCTTTGGGACACACGCAAAAACATGAAACCCAGCGACACGATTGAAGAACATTACACGTATGTTGCCGACTACCTCATAGCAAACGGCGTTACTGTGGGCGATGCAAATAATGCAACAACCACTTGGCGACCTGCAAGCGAGCCGCCGAAGGAAGAGGGAATGTACCTTTGTATTAACGAAGATGGCATCCATTTTGAAGCGTATTATAGTCAAATTTACGAAGAATTCGGCATCGATAGTGCAATATATGACCCTCAAACATTGGGATTTCTTGATACCGAATGGCAGGGATATTCAGTCACCCATTGGCAACCACTTCCACAACCACCGAAGGAGGTAGAGTGATGGAAAACAAATTAGAGCCTTGTTGTTGTAGTTGTGAGCATAACATAAGAAGCAATACGGGCAACGGCGATGTTGAGTGTAACTGCGATATAGACGGACATTATATTGGATATGTCGAGTGCTTTGAAGATTGTTGCACAAATTGGAAGGAGGTAGACAATGGCAAGATTGATTGACGCGGATAGACTTTCCGAGAGATTGAAAAGCATCGAAGCAATAAACGGAGATGAACGCTTCAAGAGAATGGCAGATTATTTTTTACGCTTTTACGTGCAACAACTAATCTATGAAGCACCTACGGTTGGTGCAGTTGGTGCGGTTAATGTTGTACACGGTGCGTGGAAAGCATGCGAAGATGAAAGCGGAATCTGTGCAACGGAGTTTGTTTGCTCAACCTGCGGCGAAAGTTTTTGCTCGGGTGAATTAACAGACGAGCGGTTCGTTGAAATGATGAAATATTGCCCTAATTGCGGTGCAAAGATGGACGGGAAGGTGAGCGAATGACAACGGCAAAAGAGGCAGTTGAAAATTTTAAAGAAGCCGCAGATAAGTACACGGATACACTCAAGAAAAAAGCGCCTGAAATTGTTCGGTCGTTGGCGGGAGCATTTTGTGATATGAAAATCCGTCTGATGCTTAATTTTGCTGCAGATGCTACCGAAAAGCAGATACCGAAAAAGCCGTTGCCGTACAAAGGTTTTGACGGCAAATGTGTTTGTTGTGGCGTTGTCTTCCTCGACAGAAGCACCAAGTATTGCGGTAACTGCGGACAGGCTTTAGATTGGGGGGAGGCGGATTGACAACCTTTGAAGAGCATTCCAAAAGGCTTGAGCGGCAAGGGGCGCGGCGTAAAGGGGATATTCTCACGGTGCCACTGGGAGAAGCGACGTTCGTCTACTGCGAGTGGGATATCGTCGAGGGACCTTGTGTGGGTCTACCTGCATACACATACGGGTATAAGTTTGACTACAAGGGGCAAACCTACGGTAATTATGTGGAGCTTTCCGATCCGATCTCGATTGAGATCCTCGCGCATGTGCTCGACATATTCGCAAAACAAATCAAATTCTGGAAAGAAAAAATCGATAAAGGAGAATGAACATGGAAAAGGTTTACATAGGAATCATGCTGATCGCGGTGGCGATTGCGGTGTTGGCGATTGCGGTAGCAATCAAGGAAAGAAAGGCTTTTTGCAGGGAAAACGAGAACGCGATCCTCGCGCTCACGGAACGGGATTCTGCGCGTGCGGCATGCGAGACCTACGGAAAGGATCTGAAAGAACGTAAGAAGCAGATCGCCGAGCTACAGGATGCGTGCGAGAAGCATGCGGACGAGGTGCTGCGCCTTGAGGAGAAGCGCGATGAGTTGATGCGCGAAAACGACCGCCTGTCGTGCATTCTGCACGGTGAGGTGCACAGCGTGCTTGATCCTCTGCCTTCGGGCGCGGAGATCGTGGTCGTGGATGATCGGAAGTTTTACGTGCGCGAGGGCGACGTCTCGCTGATCTTTGAGGACGGGAAGTACGCGGGATGGTTCCGCAATGATGTGACCGATGATCAGGAGGCAGACAATGAGCATATTTGACAAGCTGCGCTCGAAGGAGCCGCAGCAGATCGCGCTATGCGGAAAATGCGCCGCCATTATGAAGGCGGACGGCAAGAAGCTGCGCCGCGTTGAGGCGACAGCCGACGAAAAGGTTGACTGCGAGATCTGCGGTCGCCGCCGCTTCGGCGGTACATACGAGGTAACCGAAAAATAATAAAAGGGGCGGCTTGGCTGCCCCTTTCTCTGTAGGGGGAAGAAGGGGTAGGGGTTGTAGGGGGGTATTTATATATATAAATAAATATATATACAGTGGGTGAAAAAGGTTTCTGCGGTGCGCGGAAACCTTTTTTCTTCGCGTTTTTGGGGCGAAAAACCTTTGGCTCTCTGCTATGGTGGTGGTACAAACGACTTTGAAAAAACAGAGAGAGGAGGCGCAGTATGCCTGCAGGTAGACCGCCTTTTTACAAGACCGCTTCTGCGATGCAGAAAAAGATAGACGAATATTTCAAATCCTGCGAGGGAGAGCCTTTGCTGGTAGACGGCGCTCCCTACCTCGATAAATACGGCGCGGTGGTACTGATCGGAGCGCATCCGCCCACGGTAACGGGGCTTGCTCTGGCGCTTGGATTCCTATCCCGGCAGAGTCTGATTGACTATGCGGACAAGGGGGAATTCGCTGACACGATTGCGCGCGCGAAGGCGCGCGTAGAGGAATACTGCGAGCGGCGGCTGTTTGACCGCGACGGGCAGCGCGGTGCGGAATTCTCTCTCAAGTACAATTTCCGCTGGTCCGAGCCCAAGGCGGATGACGAGGACGAGGGCGGCGGTGTGGTTTGCCTTGCGCCTGTCATGGAGAATCCGGGACCGCCGGTAAGCGAGGGTGCCGATGAGCAATAACAACAGTGTACCGACCGTTTATAAAAACGGAAGCAACAAGAGCTTGCCCGCAGGGCAAGATCGGAAACCGTCGGAACCGCAAGCGACTTCTCGCAGGCAGGCGGTGACGGTTTGGACTCCGCAGCCGCGGCAGGCGGCTTTGATGGCACGCTTTGAGGACGAGGCACTCTACGGCGGTGCCGCGGGCGGCGGCAAGAGCGACTGTGCGCTTGCAGAGGCACTCAGACAGGTGGAGATCCCGCACTATCACGGCTTGATCCTGCGAAAGACCTTTCCGCAGCTCTCCGACCTGATCGAGCGATCGACCGAGATCTACAAACGCGCCTATAAAAAGGCGAAGTACAACGACCAAAAGCACTGCTGGACGTTTCCTTCGGGCGCGAAGATCTACTTCGGATCGATGCAGTACACGAAGGATCGCACGAATTACCAAGGCAAGCGGTACGACTACATCGACTTTGACGAGCTGACGCAATTTCTGTGGGAGGAGTATTCCTATATGTTTTCGCGTAACCGTCCGTCGGGACCGGGAACGCGGTGCTACATCCGCGCGCAGGCGAATCCGGGTGGAATCGGACACGGTTGGGTCAAGGAGCGGTTTATCACGGCAGGAAATCCGATGGAGACCATCTGGGAGCCGTTTAAGATCCGCTATCCGGACGGACACGAGGAGCTGCGCTGGAAGTCACGCATCTTCGTGCCTTCTTCGGTGTTTGACAACAAGATCCTGCTTGCGAATGATCCCGACTATCTGACGAACCTCGCCTCTATGCCGGAGCGGGAGCGCAATGCGCTTCTCTACGGCGACTGGGACACCTTTTCGGGGCAGGTATTTACCGAGTGGCGCAACGACAGCGACCACTACCTTGACCGTATCAATACGCATGTGATCGCGCCGTTCCGCGTGCCGGACTCGTGGCCGATCTGGTGCGGCATGGACTGGGGATATTCCCGTCCGTTTTCGGTCGGCTGGTACGCCGTAGACGGCGACCGCCGACTCTACCGCATCCGTGAGTATTACGGCTGTACGGGCACGCCGAACGAGGGCGTGCGCATGGAGGCATCCGAGGTGGCGCGGGAGATCAAGCGCATTGAGCGGGAAGATCCAAACCTCAAGGGCAAGCGCATCCTGCGTGTAGGAGACCCTGCGATCTGGGGCAGCCAAGGCACGGAGAGCACGGGCACGCTGATGGAACGCGAGGGTGTGTATTTTGAAAAAGGCGACAACGCGCGCCTTGACGGCAAGATGCAGCTGCATCACCGTTTCGCCTTTGACGAAAACGGCATCCCGATGCTATATGTGTTCAACACCTGCAGGCATTTCATCCGCACGGTGCCGAACCTCGTATACAGCGAGCGCAACGTGGAGGACGTGAACACCGACGGTGAGGATCACATCTACGACGAGTGCCGCTACGTCTGCATGAAGAATCCCGTGGGCGAGCGCGTGAACAAGGCACCGAAGCTGGTGCTGTACGATCCGTTGGATCTGCAAAAGGATCGTTATGAAAGATACGATTATTTCAGGAAAATCACTTGAAAATGCAAGCATTTCCAAGTGGTGGGGCTCGTGCACTCGCGGTGTATAAGGAACCTGCGGTTCCTAACGACCTAAAGGTCGCTCCACCGCCGCCGAGCCTGTAAGGAGTAAAAAGGTCGGCGCATGTCCGCCCTTTTTACGGATTGTAATTCAAAACGGAGGAAATAAAAATGGCGATGTTTTTTGGCAAGCGCGGAGAGGAAACGCGCGACAAGCAAAAGGTGATCGGCGAGGACGACGTGCGCCGCGGCATAGACCTTCTTGCAAAGTACAAGGCAGGCAAGCAGCGGCTGGAGGATCGCATTGTCGAAAATGAAAAGTGGTGGAAGCTCCAGCACTGGGATGTGATGCGCAAGGAAGAGGGACAGCTGCAGAACGCGACGGCGTGGCTGTTCTCGATGCTGACCTCGAAGCATGCGGATGCGATGGACAACTTTCCCGAGCCCGTGGTACTGCCGCGAGAGCTCTCGGACAAGGATGCGGCGAAGACACTTTCGCAGGTGCTCCCCGTGGTGCTGGAGAACTGCGGCTACCACAACGTGTACAGCATGCAGTGGTGGGAGAAGCTCAAGAGCGGTACGGGCGTGTACGGCGGATTCTGGGACCAGTCGATCGACAATGGACTCGGCGACGTGACGGTGACGGGTCTTGACCTGCTCAACCTCTTCTGGGAGCCGGGCATCTCGCACATACAGAAGACGCGCAACCTCTTCATCACGGCACTTTGGGACAACGACATCCTTGAGGAGACGTTCCCGGATGCCGAGGGCAAGGTGCGCGGCGATGCGATCGACGTGAAGAAGTACATCCACGACGAGAACATTGACGTATCGGAGAAGACGGTGGTCGTGGACTGGTACTACCGCACGAAGTCACCGAGTGGTAAAAAGGTGATCCACCTCATCAAATTCGCGGCAGGGGTGCTCCTGTACGCCTCCGAGAATGATCCGCAGTTTGCGGACACAGGCTGGATCGCGGACGATAAGTACCCCGTGGAGTTTGACGTACTGTTCCCCGAGAAGGACATGCCGACGGGATTCGGCTTTGTGGACATCCTCCGCAATCCGCAGGAATACGTTGACCGTATCTTCTCACACATCATCGAATCCTCGGTCATTGGAACAAAAAAGCGGTACCTTGCGTCGAAATCCACAAACATCAACGTGGAGCAGTTCAAAAACATCGAGGAGCCCATCGTAGAGGTAGAGGGCGAGATCTCGGATGCACGTATCAAGGAGATCGTGCCGACTCCCGTAAACGGCATCTATCTGAACGTGGTGCAGATGATGATCGACACCATGAAGGACACCTCCTCAAACAGAGACGTCAACAACGGCTCGGCATCGGGAGCGACTGCCGCGGCGGCAATCGCCGCTCTGCAGGAGGCGGGCAACAAGCAAAGCCGCGATATGATCGACGCCTCCTACCGTGCGCAGGAGAACGTGTACCGCATGTGCCTTGAGCGGATGCGCCAGCACTACGACGAGACGCGCTCCTTCCGCATTACGGGCGGCACTCCCGAGGGGTACGAGTTTGTCTCGCTCGATCCGAAATCGATCCGCGATCAGGTCACGGGCGTGGATGCGGATGGCAATGAGACCTACCGTCATCCGATCTTCGATTTCAAGGTCAAGGCGCAGAAAAAGAATCCATTTTCCCGCATGGAGCAGAACGAGCGCGCGAAGGAGCTGTACGGTCTCGGATTCTTTAATCCCGAACGTGCACAGGAGGCGACGATCTGCATCGGCATGATGGACTTTGAGGGCAAGGACGAGATCCTGGAGCAGATCAAGCAGGGGCAGACACTGCTGAACATCTGCCAGCAGCAACAGCAGCAGCTCGCACAGATGCAGGCGATGCTGGCCGCGCTCACGGGAGGCATGGCGAGAGAGCCTCAAAATCTGCCCATAGGCGGCGGAGATTCTGCGCCGCAGTCTTCGCCCGCGGGCGGCGACATCGTGCCCGAAAGCCGTCTTGCAAACAGCGTCATGCAGGCGCACACGCCCATGACGAGCTACGGCGAGGCACTTGCCAAGCGCTCCACGCCGAGTCTGGAGCCTGCCGTATGACGAACGTATACGCGCGAAAGCACGGAAATTCTTTTTTGCTGAAAGCGGAGGGGCACGCGGTAGGCGCACCGGAGGTCTGTGCCGCCGTGTCGGGGCTGCTCTACGCCCTTGCCGGGTACATTGAAAACCGACCGGATACGGTGGAGGACGTTCACGTGAAGCTGGAGAGCGCGGATGCGGAATTCCGCTTTCGCGGGAGTGAGGCGGCAGAGGCGGTGTTCCTCTCCACCGTCATCGGTCTTGCACAGCTTGCAGAGGCACGCAACGCTTTTATTTCCGTCGATTACAGGGAAATTTAAAAAAATTCCTGTTTTTGGGGCGAAAAGGTTTTTCGCCTTTGTTAAAGTGATATTGTCCTTTCAAAAAGGTGTGGCGGTAGGTCTTACTTTTTCAGCCTGCCGCCGCACAAATAACTATAGGGCCGCCGCACGGAGGCGTAAGTTCCGCGAATTCCAAAAGGAGCATTCTTATGTTCAAATTCAAAAAGCCGATCAGCCTCTCGCTGTTTGACGGTGGCGCAGCACCTGCGGGTGCGGCTCCTGCTGCAACGGGCGCAGAGGGTGCGGCACAAACGGGCGATACCAATGGCGCGAACGGTTCCACCCGCCGTTCAAGAAGATCGGGCGAATACGCAAACGTGAAGTTCGGAAAACAGGAAGTAGCTACTCCTGCTACCGGCACCGCGGATGCAAATGGCACTCCCGCCGCCGGGGAGAATCACGAGGGAGCAAAGGCTCCCGAAACTCTGGAGGACAGACGCAAGGCTTTTGAAGCCATGATCGACGGTGACTTCAAGGACATCTATACCGAAAAGACGCGCGGTATCATCGACAAGCGCTTTAAGGAAACGAAGGCGCTGGAGGAGAGAAACGCGAAAGCACAGCCTATTCTGGATGCGCTTATGCAGCGCTATGGCATCGCCGACGGCGATCTCGGCAAGCTGCAGAGTGCGCTGGACAGCGACGAAGCCCTTTGGGCAGAAGCCGCGGCGAAAGCGGGCATGGATGTTCCGCAGTTCCGCGAAATGGAACGTCTGAAGGCGAACAACAAGGCGCTGCAGGATGCGCAGGCGCGTGAAGCAGCAACGCTCCGCGTAGAGCAGTGGAAGGCCGAGGGCGAGGCATTGAAGGCGAAATATCCTTCCTTCGACTTCGGTGTCGAGACGGAGAATCCCCGTTTCCTTGCGATGCTGAAAGCAGGCGTACCCGTGGAAGCGGCGTACACAGCTATGCACCACGATGAGCTCGTGGCATCTGCACGGTCGGAAGCCGCGAAGGATGCCGAAAAGCGTATCGTGGACAACGTGCGTGCGAAAGGCGTACCGCCGATCGAGAACGGCGCAGTCTCCCAGAGTGCATTCACCGTAAAAGACGATGTATCCAAGCTGTCCAAAAAGGACCGCGCGGAGATCGCCAAAAGAGCAATCCGAGGAGATACGATCTCTTTCTGATCCGCGTCTCCCGGAAAAAGAATTTGGGAGAATTATCATGAAGAACATTTTTAAGACTTTGCTTGCCGTCAACCTTTGTCTGTTTGACGGCAACACCAACACCACCAACACCACCAACGACGCAGGTCTCTCCGCAGAGATGAAGACCTACTACTCGGACTACCTCATAGACCTTGCCGAGCCCGAGCTCGTCCACCAGCAGTTCGGTCAGAAGCGCAACATTCCGAAGAACGGCGGCAAGACCATCGAGTTCCGCAAGTACGACAGCCTCCCCAAGGCGCTCACGCCTCTGACCGAGGGCAAGACCCCGAACGGTCAGAAGCTCAACATGAGCAAGATCGAGGCGATTGTTTATCAGTACGGCGGCTTCACGGAGCTGTCCGACGTGCTCCTGCTGACCGCGATCGACAACAACCTTGTCGAGGCAACGGCGCTTCTCGGCGCACAGGCAGGCCGCACGCTGGACACCATCACCCGTGAGGAGCTTGCCGGCGGTACCAACGTACAGTACGCAGAGGGACAGGTCGGCGCACGTACCGCACTGGTCGGCGGTGCCGCTACCGGCAACCACTATCTGACCGTAAACGCAGTACGCCGCGCGGTCCGCACCCTCAAAGTCATGAACACGCCCAAGATCAACGGCTGCTACGTCGGCATCGTGCATCCCGACTGCTCCTTTGACCTCATGAGCGACCCCGACTGGAAGTATCCGCACCAGTACGTGGATACCGAGAACATCTATGCTGAGGAGATCGGTAAGGTCGCAGGCGTGCGCTTTGTCGAGACCTCCGAGGCGAAGATTTTCGTCGGCGGCGGCAAGGACGGCCGCGACGTATACGCAACGCTGATTTTCGGCGACAATGCCTACGGCACGACCTCCGTGGAGGGCGGCGGCCTGCAGCATATCGTCAAGCAGCTCGGTTCTGCCGGTACGGCAGACCCGCTGAATCAGCGCGCGACCGCAGGCTGGAAGGCTCTCTTCACCGCGAAGCGCCTCGTGGAGCAGTACATGGTCCGCATCGAGACCACCAGCACCTTTACGGGTACGGCCGAATCTACCGGCTCCGAAGAGGTAGAATCTACCGGCTCCGAAGGGGTAGAATCTACCGGCTCCGAAGGGGTAGAATCTACCGGCTCCGAAGGGGTAGCGTAGTGTTTGAATCTGTGACCGAGGGCATCCCCCTCGGTCATAAAGCCTAAACATAAATCCTAAAAAGGAGAAAGAATATGTCTACTAAAAGCGAAAATAAGACAAACGCTTCCGATCCCGTAAAGGAAGCGGAAGCGATCCTTGCAGAGGCGGCTGCCATGAAGGCAGAAGCCGAAGCAATGAAGGCGGAGATCGAAGCCGAGAAGGCGAAACTTGCAGAGGCGAAACTCGCAAATGCGAAACTCGCAAAGGCGGCTGCCACAAAGGCGCAGGAGCCTGATGACGGCGACAAGCTCGTAGAGGTCCGTCTGTTCAAGGACAACGGTGCCTACAAGGACGATCTGACAGTCGGTGTCAACGGCGAGATCATCAAGATCCAGCGCGGCAAGACCGTGAAGATCAAGAAGAAGTTCCTGCGTGTGATCGAGCAGTCGAATCTGCAGGCAGAGCAGCTTGCAAACATGATTGACGAGAAGACCTCGGAATACGAGGCGGAAGTCAAGCGCATCGCCGGCGAATAATCGAATATCCGCGAGACACGGGCAATAACTGCGACACGGCGCAGCAAACGCGAGAGGCGAATCCTCTGCGCTTGCTGCGCCGTTTTTTTAGGAGGAAACTATGAATATGAAAATAATCCCCTGCGCGGTGGCGGACTTTTATGTCCGCGGTGACGGCGCGGCGGTAGGGGCGGCAGGTAGCCACAATGACGTGGCACTTGCGCTGACCTTTAATGAGACGTGGGACGGTCTCGGCAAGACCTGCGTCTTTTGGGATGCACGCGGCGAGGGCTCTGTGCTGTGCGTGCTGACCGACGAGATGCGCGCGGACGGCGCGTACATCCTGCCGATCCCCGCCGAGGCGAAACGGTACGCAGGCGAGATCCGCGTGACGATCAGCGGCACGGAGGTGTCCGAGGACGGCACGGTAGCGGCGCGCGCGATGAGTACAACGGCATATTTCAAGGTGCTGGAGAGTGATTTCGATGCGGATGCGCTCGCTTCCGTGGAGGTGCCTGCGTCTATTGTGGAGCAGTTGCTCTCTGATGCCGCGGCGACCAGAGCGATTGCGGATTCCGCGATTTCCAAAGTAAAAAACATGACCGTTACCGCAAAGTCAGGCGAGGATGCAGGTGCATCTGTGGATACGACAGGAGAGGCAATTGCGATATCGCTTACCTTGCCGAAGGGCGAGAAGGGTGACAAGGGCGATGACTTTACATACGACGATTTCACCGAGGAACAGCTTGCGGAACTGACGCCTAAAAAGGGCGTCGACTACTGGACGGAGGAAGAAAACAAAGCATTCAACGATGCAATTTTTTACGCTCGGGATGCTGCGGAAAGAGCAAAAGAAGAATCGACTGCTGCAGGTTCTGCCGCAGACGCTGCTTACTCTGCGGCAGATGATGTAAAAGAAATAGCGAATAGTCTTTCTTATAATCTCATGCAAAGAGCAGAAAAGGGGGAGTTTGACGGCTATACACCGCAGCGCGGAATAGACTATTGGACCGAGTACGACAAAAACGAGATCGCAAATACGGCAGTTGATGCGGTGATGGCGAAGACGCTGTTTATCGACATCAAAAACGGATATTTTGCGCCGGGATCTTCCGGCGACAACCATTTTGATTGGGGAGACGCGCCCGAAGATCTTATTTACAGCAGTGAATATGGGGTCGGCTGTTTGCAGGATCACAGGTTTTACGGCGTGTATGGATCTGCGATTTTTCCGCTTTCTGCAGACTACGGCAGTGATGATATTACTTTCGCCGGCTATGATGCGGAAAATGACCGATTCTTCTCCGGCACGCTCGCGCTTTCCAAAGGAGAGTCCCTTGCTCGCTTCACCGTCACCGAAAACTACATGCTATCGAAGTTTGATGCGGCACTTTGCGGAGGTGAATGGTGATGCAGGCAAAGGAAAAACTGACCGCAATTGCTGATGCCATCCGCGCGAAAACCGGCGGCACGGATGCGCTCACGCTTGACGGTATGGCGGCGGCGATCCCTACGGTATACGCCGCGGGGGAAGCGGCGGCAAATGCCGCATGTGCGGCAGAGCATTATACCACAGTCGTCTGTGCAGACGTGGAGGGTGTGACGGTGGAACTGCCGTTTGCGCCTGACGTGGTGTATGTTATGTGCTTTGATCCGCGCTTTGTGAGCAAGGCAGGTACGATCGGTTGGATATACGAGCCTTGGGGTTTTGGTCAATATATAGCGTTTCGTGTGAGAACTGCTGGTATTGCTGTATTAAGCACCGCAACCATTAAAAATTTTTTGACCGTTAGCGGAAACAGATACACGTTCAAAGCGGATACAACGTATCCGTGGAGAACGGAGTTTGCATATACCGTGATGGCTTGTCGGTTTCCTGACCGCGATGACGCTGCACGTATTCGCGCTTTTTTTGAGTCGATTATCAGCGAAACCTCCGTGACACTCCAAAAAGAAAAGGTGGACGCGGCGTTTACGGAGGAGGAGTGGGAAGAACTTCTTGCCGCATATCCGAGCATAACAGTTGCGCTCATATAAGGAGGAACACATGGAAATAAGAATTACTTTATATGCCGCGGAGGGCTATGTACTGACCGACGGCGTACATTACGGAAGAGTCGTAACGCTTGCGGTGGGTGCAGATCCGTCTGTGTGGCGGGAGATCACCGAGAAAGAATATGCTGCAATCGCGGCTGAGGGGGATGTGGTATGACGATTAGAAATGCAATCGCGCGGGCGGATGCTTTGCGGGAAAATTCGATCTCCGAGGAGCAGAAGGCGGAATGGCTGCACGCGCTCGACTGTGAGATCGCGGAAATGATGGGCGTGGACGCGCCCGAAAATACGTGGCCCCATGACAGAGACCTTCTCCTTACAGAGAAACAGTTTGAAAACGTGTATGTGTTGTACCTTTGCACGATGATTTCGTACCATTTCGGAGAAACGTCACAGTATGAGAATGACAGCGCGCTATTCAATGCAGCTTACGCGAAAACGCGGGCGTGGTGGATACGTAAACATCGCCCCACATCTCGCGGGAATTGGAGGCTGTGATGTTCCCAAGAATGCCATATTCCATGCGGAAAGCGGAGAGACAGATCACGCGGTTTCTCGGTCTCAATCTGACCGAGAACACGAAGGAAGGCGAGTTTGCCGATGCTTATGGGATCACAACGGCAAAGTATCCGTGCCTTTCGCAAAGAGACTCCCGCCGTGCGGTGGAGGGATACAGCGCACCGACCGATGTTTTTGAGTGGGATGGGAAAACGGTCGTTGTGGAAGACGGATTCCTGTACTATGACGGTGTGCTGCTTGACAATGTCTCCGAAGGCAAAAAACAGTTTGCGGTGCTGAACAATCAGATTGTCGTTCTGCCGGACAGAATTTGCATCAACGCCACCGACGGTACATATCGTCGCCTCGGTGCAACGACTGTGACGGTTGATTCGAAAAACTCGGCATCTTTCACGACGAATTCAATCACGGCGGAGATCTCACCGGTAATCAAGTCTATAACCAGCGCACAATACAGTTGCTTTATACAAAAAAATCCCGGCGAGAATGAAACGATCCCCGTGGTCTATGCATACGGAACAGACACAGCGAATTTGGAAGCGTGCTGGGACAAAGAAACAAAAGTGTGGAAAGAACTTGAATCTATCGAAGAACTTAAAACAGTGCATCATTCTATGGCAAAAGGCGTGGAACCGAAATGTCTGCAAATCGGCGATATTGTCATTCTGAAGCGCACAAACAACAGTTTTTCTTTGGTGGACGGTGTTTCTACTCCTTCCGGTGCGGAGAGTGCAAAAGGAGAGCTGCCGGATAAAGCTCTATACAATAGCGAGGGCTATTACGGAGTCATATCCGGGTATGCGGACGAATGCTTGTTTGAAGTCGTTCCGGATGGCAATGCTCCCGAAGATCAGCCCGGAGCTGTAGTGGACGGTATCTACAGAATAAAAACAAAATGGAAAATAGATGTATACTCGGCTGAAAAGAAAAATGCTCTGTTCTCCACTTTGTTTGCAGTTGGCGACTATGTGAATATCAGCGGTACAGCCAACGGTGTTAACGACGTTTCGCATGCAAAAATTATAGAGATCGATGACGATACGAACACGCTTGTTTTTGAGGACGGTACTTTTGTTGCAGAACTCTACGGAGCTTACAAGGTTGCATCCGGCAGCGGAACGGTTGACGTGGAGCTTGTGGTTACAGATGCGGATGGCAGCAAGACGTATTATCAGGTTGCCAATATTGACCGTTCAGTCGCGCAGCCTTGGGACTATCTGTGCATTATCGGAGACACGGCGCGGCTTTACAGAAAATCGTCAAAGTCGTTTATCGGAGAGTCGCACAAATACTTCGTAAGTAAAACTGCCAGCAGCGCACACGAAAATATTACTGCGTTGACACAATCTGCGGTAAAGATCGAGGTGCCGTTTCCTGAGCTGGACTATGTTTGCGCAAAAGACAACCGCCTGTGGGGCGTGTCCAACAAGGACAACACGGTCTATGTATCTGCGCTCGGCAAGCCGAATGACTTCTACAGCTACGATACCGCGGATTCCTACGCGGTGGCACTCGGTTCGGACGGAGATTTTACCGCGATCTGTGCCTACGGTGACAGCGTGCTTTGCTGGAAAGAGGATGTCTTACACAAATTCTACGGTGACATGCCGAGCAATTACCGGTGCACGGATGTGAAGATCGCAGGCGTGCAGAAGGGATCGGACAGATCTCTTGCGGTGATCGATGAGAAACTCTACTACAAAGGAACATTTGGCGTGTACGTCTATTCGGGCGGGCTCCCGCAGAAGATCTCCTACAACCTTGGAGACAAGCTGCTTACTGATGCGGTAGGCGGCGGTTACCGCGACCGCTATTACCTGTCTGCAAAAAAAGAGGACGGTTCGCCTGCACTGCTTGTGTATGACATCACGCACGGTCTATGGATGCAGGAGGATAAGCTGTACGCGGATGCTTTTGCGCGAGTGGGCACGGCATTATATATGCTCTCGGACGGCGTTTTGTACGAGTGCGGCGCGGGTGACGAGCATGTACCGTGGATGGCGGAATTCGTACCGTTTAACGAGACGGCGCACAACCGCAAGGGATACGCGATGTTGCGCCTGCGGCTGGACATGGGCGCGAGGTCTCATCTGCGTGTAGAAGTACGGTGCGACCGCGGTCCGTGGCGTGCGGTATTTTCAAAGAGCGCGACGGAGACAATGACGGTGAATGTCCCGCTGAAGATCGGTCGGTGCGACCGCTTCTCGGTGCGGCTTTCGGGTAAAGGCGAATGTGTGATCCGCTCGCTGGAGCGCGAATTCTTTGTAGGAAGCAAGAGGTAAGACATGCGTATTGACAGAAACCCGCCTGATATCACGGGCGATTCAAAAAAAGATCTTCAGGCAATGCAGGACTACCTGTATTACCTGAAGGATCGGCTGAATTATATTCTTTCCGGAATGGAGGATACGAAAAAATGAATTCGAAATACGACGAAATGTATATGACAGATGAGGATTTGATCCGTTCGCGTGGCATTGATGCATCGATTGCAAACGGCGCGATGAGTGTTGCGGAAGGACACGGTCTCAAGGAAGAGATTCGCAAGAAGTACGGCTATTCCGGCGGTACGGATGGTTCGCAGTACATAAAGCTTGATACGAAGAAGAATGGTTTTGACAGCTCTGCGTTGCTCGCTGCGCTTGCAAACGGGGAAAACAAGTGGCAGAAATCGTTGGAGTCAGCGGCGAAAGGCTACACGGGTATGTCGTATGATGCGTTTACCAAAGGCGACGACTACGCTTCGCTTGCCAAGCGGTACAGTACCGAGGGGCAGAAGGCGATGAATGCGACGCTTGCGGAAATTGCCGCGCGTACCGGCGGTATGGCGAGTTCCTATGCGACGACCGCAGCCGGGCAGGTCTACAACGATTACATGACGCGTCTGGAGGATACGGCACGCGCCATGTACGAGGGAGAGCGCGCCGATGCGGCAGAAGATCTTTCGGTACTGCGCTCTATGCACGATACAGAGGACAGCCGCAAGCAGACGCTTGCAAGCTTAGCGTATCAGATCGGTCAGGATCAGAAGGAAGATGCGCGATATGCGCTTGAGCAGGCGTACAACGCGGCGAGCATCGGCGACTTTTCGCAGCTCGATGCGCTGGGTGTGGACACCTCGAATCTGCGTTCGACGTTTGCTTCTGAAAAGGTATACTCTGAAGGCTTCAAAGACGCGCTCCAGAACGCAAAAGCGGCGATTTTGGGAGCGAAAGACGATGTAGAAAGAACGGCTATCGCCAACCAGCTTTATCTGGAACTTCTGGATTCTGACCTTGAGAATTGGGAAATTGCAGAGATTCTTTACGAGCTTGGAATTGATACGGAGGCGGAATAATGCGTGTTGATTTGCTTAAAAAAATAGAAGAAGACAGAGAAAAGCGGGCAAGTGACAAACGGGAGTTGAAGAATCCTTTTATCGAAAAAATTGAAAATGACCGTTTTTTGCGTGCATCGGGACAAAGTGTGAAGCTGCGTAAAGAGCCTGTTGTTCCTGTAAAACCCGTAGATCTCACCGAAGAGGAACGCAGGGCGCAGCTTGTGACAGTGACGGATACATCAAAACCGGATGCACCGCCGAAAATCATGACGCTCGGCGAGTATGAGGATATAGTGACAGAAGAAAAACGCGTGTTTTATGAGGCGGTCAAGACAAATTCGCGGTATCGTGCAATGACTGCGCATGAGAATCAGCAGCATAGCGGAGAACTTGCCGAAAAATACCAAAAGGAATTTGAATCGCGCTACCGTATGTTCACGCCAAAGGAAGAACGGATGCACGGCAAGGAGGCTCATCCTTTGGAAGATGTTCAGCCGGCAATGATGAATACTGCACGGTCTATGGTTGCAAACGGTGATTTTGAAGGCGCACGAGACTATCTGACAGAAGGGTACACAAACGGTTTATATAGCCTTGGTACGATGCAGGATGCACTTGCGAAGCTGGTATCCGAAAACACAATTACGCCGGAAACAAGGCTTGCAGGGCTTGAAAAAGCAAAGACGGCGATGGAAGAAAAGTGGAAAACCGGGTATTGGAGCAAAGATACTGAGGAGCAGGAAAAATGGAAACGCCAGGGGGATCTGTATGAAACCATGTACAATGCCCGTAAAGAAGCGGGCGTTGTTGCGCCGTATGAAAAAGAAAAGCAAGCGGCGGAAGAGCAGCGCGATTATGTATTTTCGGCAGATACGACTGCAGTGGATGCGTATATCGCTGAGAAGGAAAAAGAAATCGAAACGATTCAGCAATCACTTTCCGAAGATGAAGTGTATGTCGAGCCTCCTGCGCGTGAGGACTACGAAACAGACGAAGAATACATGCGTGCGGTTGATGATTATCACGAAAATTTTTTTTCCGGTGTCAGACAACTCGAAGGAAACGAAAAAAAGGTACAGTCAATCGAAGATGATTTGTACTATGCTCGTGGCGTAAAGACATTCGCACATCTTTCGGATGCGGAAAAAGAAGTCATGCTGCAGTATATTTCGTCTGATCTGGGGCAAAGCCCGTTTGTAGACGATGAATACAGAGATTTCTATGGCGAGATGCGCAAAATGAGTCATGATGAATGGAAAGCGTTGAAGCAGAAGTATCGTCTTATAGAGGATAGGATGTCTAAAGATGACTTCGGACGCATGGAGGAGGCTCTCCGAGCGATTTATCAAAAAATAACTGCTACGACGGCAACAGTGGAGCAGACAAAACTTGCAAACGAACACCCGGTTGGTGCAAGTGTGCTCAGCGTGTTTTCAAATCTATTAGGCGGCGTAACGGCAACGGTGGAAATTGTGTCGCACGAACTCTCAAATATCGGCAAACAGGATGGGTATGTGAAGCCGATCAATGTAAATTCCGGTGCGTTTGGTCTTACAAAGGCTACGAATCTGATCCGCGGAACGGTTGCGGACAACATCGAGCGCGAGGTGGGCGGAACCGGTGGCAAGGTTTCTTCTTTCCTGTATCAGACCGGTATGAGTGCGGTGGATTCTTATGTAGCGTCTTTTGCCGGAGGCTGGGGAGGCGCTATACTTCTCGGTACATCGTCAATGGCAAATGCCTTTCTGGAGGCGAAGGAACGCGGCGCGAATGACTCCAAGGCGATCTGGACCGGTATTTTTGCGGGTGTATTTGAAATGCTGTTTGAACGTGTGTCGATCGGTAACTTGAATGCGCTGAAAGAAACACCGGTCGGTGAACTGAAGGACATTTTCAAAAACGTTGCTAAATCTGCCGGAGTAAACGCTTCGGAGGAAGGCTTTACACAGGCGGCAACGGCACTGAGCGACTACTTGATCAACGGAGAGTTCTCTGTATACGGTTCGATGTATAACGAACTCATTGGGCAAGGAATTGCGGAAGCAGAAGCAAAGAAACGTGTACAAGAGGCGTTCTGGAAAGAGAATCTTCTCAGCGCGGCCGGCGGTGCACTGATGGGTATTGGCTTTGCCGGCGGAACGGGTGCTGTGAACTATGCTAAAGGGAAAACGGGAGATGCGGCATATAAAAAAACGCTATCATTTGCTGAGCAACTCGATAGCTTGAAAGCAGGAACGTACAATGTGAATCTCGATTTGTATGTTTCGGAAACGCCTAAAATATACACCAACCTCGGTTTTTCTAAAGGTCCTACGCTTATGCGTAACGGTAAGATAGCAGAGATTTATAAAAAACATCCTGAAATGACGGACGACGTTTTGAAACAGATTCCGCAGGCATTTCAAAATCCGTTACTTATATTGAAATCAAAAACGCACAGCGATGAGAGCGTTGTCGCTATTACGCAGGTTGAAACTGATAAAGGACCGATGATTATTCCTGTGTGGGTAAATCAAGATGGAACGTATTTAAACATTGAATTGGATGAAATACAAAAAGTTAACACCAATTTTGTTGCCACAGCATATGGAAGGAACGTGCAGGGGCTTTTAGAATATGCACTGGAAAATGACGGTTTTCTGTATTCCTCCGCGGATAAAGAAAAAGTCGGACAACTGTTTGCGCTATATGGGCTGCAATTGCCCACCCCGCTCAAGTTATCCGACTCTGACATTAGAATATCACAGAGTGATGCTGATGTCAATAGCAATTATATGCAAAACGTTCATAATATTATTCAAGATGATACTGCCACTAACAGTATATCACAAGTCGGCGGAAATAGTCAAGAGGGAACGGATGGTGGCAAATACACGCTTGATGATGCGGATGCGATGATCGATGAAAAGCTGCCTCATATTGAGAAGGATTCGGTCCGGCGGAGTGAGCGACTGAACGCATTTGGTATTCTGGAATATGTTTTTACCGGTGAGGAACTTACGAAGGCGGATCTCAAGGATATACGTAAAACACCGGAGATCGGCGAGATCATCAATACCGTTCTTGGTACAAGCATTGATTTTTCTTCCAAGTCCGCATTGAAGGAAGTAAATGCGGCTATCAAGAGCGGCGAGATCGCTGTTCGGGAGAATGGCGGCAGAGCAGCGGCAGGCGCAGGTGCGTCGCAGTTTGCAAACGGGGAAAGCGGCGCGAGAGCGGCGGTCTCGACCGTGAACACCACCGCAGAAAAAGGTGGCGCACAGGGCGAAAAAACGGCTCTTGCGCGTGGTGCTGCCATCGAGCGCATGGCGGCAACGGTGGGAAGCGAGGGCGCAAAGGTTTTGCGCGAGTTTTACACCGAGGCGGAGGGCGACGAGATCAGCTACATCGAGCGTGTGCTGCCTCTGTATAACGCAGGCAAGGCTGGAAAGATCGTGAACGTCGATGCGCTTTCGCGTGCCGAGCAGGCGATGTACAATGCAGGTCTGATCGACGCGAAGGTGGAAGCGGCGAGGGCAGCAAAGGCACCTGCGAAGACGAAAACTCCGTCTGTACCGTCGGCGAAGACCTCGGAGTATAAAGCCGACATGACGGTGCCGAGAGGCGAAGTCAAGGTAGACAAGGACGTGAAGATGTCGCGTGCGCAGTTCAGACAGCTTAAAGCCCTTGCAAAGAGTACGAATACCGCCATCACGGTCGGCGGAAAGTGTCCTGTTGACGAGAACGGCAATCAGAAACGCGGCTGGTACGTGGAGGACGACGGTCATATTCACATCTTTGCAGATGCAAAGGTTGTGGTACACACAAAGAACGGTGCACGCACGCTTGAGGGCGGCTCTGCCGCCGTAATGGTTGTCGCCGGGCATGAGTTCACGCACCGTCTCAAGACACTCAACGCAGAAGGATACAAGCGTTTTGCGAATTTTGCGCTTTCCAAGATAGGCGGCTACGTGGAAGGTCTCATGGAGGAGAAGGGCTGGTCTCGCCCGAAGGCGGAGGAGGAAGCGGTCTGCGACTTTGCGATGCAGTTCGTCTTCTCTGACGAGAAGACGGTACGCGAGATCACGCGCACCGACTCGAAGCTTGCCGCATTGGTGCGCGAGATCATCGAGAAGATCCGAGAGGTCCTGCACCTGAACAAGGGCGCGGAAAACGATGCCGTACTACAGTTGATGGACGAAGCAGCAGAACTCTGGAAGAGTGTCTATGATGAGGCGGTTGAGAACGTCAAGAACGGCGTAGCGGAAACAAAAAACACCGCTGAAAGCGGTGTGAAGTGGTCAAGGGCGGATATTAAGGACGATGCACGAATTGTTTCTTTTGTGAAAGATGCTTTAGGCAAAAAAGGCAATTTCGAGCAAAAAGAAATCGGCGATATATCTTCGACGGAAAACAGTGCCATAAATAGATTTGCCAATACACACGGAGATGGCTATCGAGGAAAATACACCGGTGGCAAGCACATAGTCGATGCGGCGCATATTCGTCACGCAAAAAATACCCATAGCGATATTATGCTTGAGGCGCTTCGGGCACAGCTTCCTATCACGGAAGACGATATTGTAGCAACGCTTTCTGCGGTAGCGAACGGGCAGGCCTATATTGTTGCACCTACTCACAGTTTGGACGGCGACGAATCAATACTTCAAGAAGTCCAAGTCAACGGGTATACTTTGTATGCAGAAGAAATCGTGCGTCAAGTGAAAGAAAAGCCTTCAAATCTTGAAGGCCGCACAATATATAAAACGCCCACTAAGACAACGGCACAATCTTTAGGAACAAGTCCTAAAGGGTTACCGAAGGGCCTTAGTGGTGCGTCTGATAATAGTATACACCAAAATGTAAATTTGTCAATAGACAATTTTTTGTTAGATGCCACTGGTGAAAAGCAAACATTGTACGCTGCAGTAAAAAGCGGAACACCAGTAAGTGTAAAAGCGGTTGGCAGCTTGATTTTTCTTTCCGCAGATAAATCTAATATTGCCGGTGCTTCCACCGTCGAAGCGGTTAATATAAAAACAAAAAAGCCGTTTTATATTACCGATGACAACACTGTATATAAAGCATCTAACGAAGACGTGGCGCAAAGAGTTAACGACCTTAAGGCAAAAGGCTATGACTGCTTTATTTTTGATTATCACGAGGGCGATCGATATGCAGTAATGGTGACGAATAAGGCGCAAATCGTTCCAATTTCAGAGCACGAAAAACATTCCACCTCGGGCAACGATGCGGATCTGCTTGCAAGCGTTTACGAGGCGCGTGAGGTCTGGAAGCGTGCGAAGAAGATGACACCAATGCAGATCGCGAACATGCAGCTTGATGCCGTTGATCCTCTGCCGAAGGTAGAGCCGCGGAAGCCGAGCGGTGTGAATGCGGAGAACGGAAAGGAAAGCAAGTTCTACGGCAGTGCGATGCGGTCGGACAACATCTTTGACGAGACGAGAGATCTCATTGAAAGCATGGACGACGTGCGGTATTACTACGGCACTTCCAACGAGGAGACCTTGAACGAGGCGAACGACCGCCTCAACCTCAAGGGGCAGACGGAGGCAAACCGTTTCCTTGTGATGAATCCTGCGTATGCGGATGCGACGGATATTGCCGAGGGCTTTATTCTGCTGAAGCGGTATCAGGACAAGGGCGATTTTGAGACTGCAGCAGAGGTTGCGCGCAAGCTGCGCGAGATGGGCACTTCCGCCGGTCAGACGGTGCAGGCGTTTTCGATCCTCGGCCGCCTCACGCCCGAGGGCATGGCGATCTACGCGCAGAAGGAGCTGGATCAGATCCGCGAGGAGATGATCCGCAAGCACAGCAAGGCGTGGGTAGAGCAGCGCAAAGAGATGTTCCAGCTCACCGCCGAGGAAATGGAGAAGATTCAGCAAAACATGATCCTTGCTTCCGCGCTCCCGGACGGGCGCGACAAGACGGTCCTGATCGCCGAGATCGCATCGATGCTGGAGGCGAAGCTGCCGACAACGGCGCTTCGCATGATCAAGGCATGGACGCGTAACTGCATGCTGCTGAATCCGAAAACGATGCTCCGAAACGTGATCGGCAACGCGATCATGATGCCTGCGTATGCCGTGGACGATTTCGCGGGTGCCGGACTGGATAGGCTGCTTGCCAAGAAGACCGGTGTGCGTACCAAGGGTGCGACCTACGTGAGCAAGGCGAACGTGCGTGCGGTTGCAAAAGGAATCTATGAGAGCTACGACGACTTCCGCAGGAACGTCAATACGCGGCAGGCGGAGGGAGACCGATTCGAGCTTGGTCATGGCGACGACTTCCACTACTATACCTTGGAGCAGCGCAAGGCGGCAACACCCGTCAAGCGCGCGGCGATGGCACTTTCGAATGCGCTGAACAAGGTTGACCGTGTGACCGGATTCCTTTTGGACATGGGCGACCGACCGTTCTTTGAGGCGCATTTCGTCAACAGCATCAACAACCAATGCCGCTTGAACGGCGTAACGGAGCCGACGGCAGAAATGGTGGACATTGCAACGACTGAGGCTTTGCAGCGCACGTGGCAGGACGACAACGGCTATACGAAGTACGTGCAGAACGTGCGGAACGGTCTCAATTTTGGAAAGTCGTGGGGTCTCGGCTCGATCATCGTACCGTTTACAAAGACGCCCGCAAACCTGACGAAGGCGTTGATCGAGTACAGCCCGGTCGGACTTGTAAAGTCGATCACATGGAACGCGCACCGCTTTACGCAAAGCGTCAAGAGCGGTACGCCGGATGTCAAGCTGCAGAAAGCGTTTGTCGATTCCTTTGCGAAGGGCGTGACCGGTACGCTGACGATGGCTCTCGGCATGCTCCTTGCAAACTTCGGTATAATCAGCGGCGGAGACGATGACGAGGACAAGGACGTTGCGCAGTTCAAGCGCAATATCATGGGCATTGCACCGTACAGTGTGACGGTGAACGGCATCAGTTACAGTTACGATTGGGCGCAGCCGATCGGAGGCATGTTTGCCATCAGTGCGGATCTCGTGCAGAACATTAAGGACGGGAACGATCCCGAGGTTACAGGGCTCGGCGTGCTTGGAGCGGCAGGCAACACGATCCTCAACGCACTCTCTGCAGGCGGAAACGTACTGTTTGAGCAGAGCTTTTTACAGGGCGTGTCGGATCTGTTTGGCAACGACAATCTGATGGGCGGCCTCATCGAGGCGGCATCCGGTGTGACCTCGCAGTTTGTGCCGACCGCGCTCGGACAGATCGCGCAGATGTGTGATCCGTATGTGCGGACGAGCTTCCGCTACAACAACACGCTTGGTACTGCCGGAAACAAGGTCGTTGCCAAGGTTCCCGGTATGAGAAACAAGCTTGCGCCGGTCGTGGACGTGCTCGGTCACGAGGTCGAGTCGTTCAATGAGCCGTGGAACGTGATGCTGAATCCGTCGAATATGTACGAAAAGACGGCAACCGAGGCGGCGATGGAGATCTACCGCGTTTACGAGGAAACCGGAGACGTGACCGTTGTCCCGCGCGTGGCACCGTACTACCTCAACCATAAGGGCGAGAAGTACGAGTTCACGCCGCACGAGCGCGCCGAATATCAGCGCGTAATGGGCAGTACCAATGAGGCGATCGTGACGGATCTGCTGAAGTCGAAGGGGTATTCTGCGCTGGATGCAGAGGCAAGAGCGCAGGTGCTTACACTTGCGACGGACTATGCAACCGCTGAGGCGAAGTATACATACCTTGCCGAGCAGGGCGTGAGGTACGAGCGCGATTCGTGGATGGTTAAGGCTGCGGAGGGAACGGCAAACGGCGTAAGCGTCGCGGACTTCCTTGTTGCAAAGGCAGCTATCGCGGACATCAAGGGCGGTCTCAAGGATGCAGACGGTGAAACCATCGACAACAGCGAAAGCCTTCTCAAAATGGAGGCAATCTATGCGATCGAGGGGTTGACCGACAGCAAGCGGAAGTACCTCTTTGAGGCTTTTGGCATCGGCAAGAGCGTGCGCCACTATAACAAGGCGTGCGTCGCCGAGCAGCTTGCAAAGATGCGGAAGAAGGCACAGTAAAAGAAAGCGGACGGTCACCCGTCCGCTTTTTTGTAAAAGCTCTTGCATTTTACATGGAAAAGTGTTATTGTAAAATTGTCACACAACCTAATAAATATCGCTATTATGGGAAACATATCTTGGTAAAAGGTGTTTCTCTTTTCCTCATGCCTATAATAGCGAGAGGTTGTGTGACGACAATGAGAGAAACACTTTTTCAGTGCGTCTCTTATTGAGGCGCACTTTTTTATTTCCGGCTGAAAAAGTACGATAAATGGGACAGTTTTTTTGCTATACTGAAAACACGAAAAAACGGCGGAAAGTATAAAAAAGTGGTTGTTACTTTCTTTTTTCGACTATATTCACGCCCAAAATGTGCTAAATTGTGATTACAAACCTGCATAAAGGGTGTAAAAAAATCGAAATTGGGAGGACAAATTATGGCATCCATTGCTGATCTGTTTTACTACGCGGAAACGCACAACATCATCGTAGACGATACGTTTGAGTTTGACAAGGCTCTTGCGGCTTCGTGTGCGCTCGACGACGGTCTCTACATCGTCGGTCTGCACAAAAGCCTATATGGCAAGGCATATCGGGAACAACTTGCACACGAGATCGGGCATTGTGCCACAAACTCCTTTTACAACGAGGAAACGCCGTGTGTCACGCGCGGAAAGTGCGAGTACCGAGCTTGTACGTGGCAGGTGCATACATTGGTTCCCTTTAAGTCGTTACTTGCGGCGATGAAAAAAGGCTATAACGAAATCTGGCAGCTTGCTGAATACTTCAATGTCAGCGAGGAGCTGATTCGTAAGGCGATAGAGATTTATAAGCAGGAAGGGAAGCTTCCTGTGTAAGGAGGAATTATGCACGAACTGCCCCGAGTTCCCAAAGATTTGGAAGCGATAAACAAATTGCGCAGAAACCTTTCTAAAGAAGACTTGGAATTGCTTAACTGCATGGACGAGTATTCGCGCGAATGGTTTTTTGACAGTATACAATATGAAATACAGACTCGCAAAGAGGAGAGCAAAGCCGAACGCATTCAGGCAATCAAATTCTTTTTTACAGTGGTCGGAGTCTGCGCTTTGGCGGCAGTATTGCGCTTGAATTTTCCTACAAATGTGGTTTTTACGCTTATTTATCTGTATGCCGGTTTATCTCTTTTGGCGATAGTGGGGAATTTTATAGCTATTCCGATAAGAGCAATAAAATCAGCGATACAGAAATCAGAGTTTTCATTAAAGCAACATTTGCTTTCAGATACTGTATATATGGATGGAATGTATCTGGTTACGCTGTTTGTTCTTGCGCTTAACGATCTGTAAAGAAAGGAGTCCCTATGCCGATCTACAAATCCAATCTAAAAAAGGATGGAAAGCAAGGCTACCGTGTTTGCGTCAATTACACTGATAAAAACGGTGTGAAACGCCGCGTGGAGCGAGCTGCTTACGGTGCGTCAGAGGCAAAGCAGGTCGAGATGGAGTTGATAGAGGAATACGGCAATGCGGCTTCGGTCTATTCGCGTATGACCGTGCAGGTTCTGTACGGCGAGTACATGAAGGCGAAAAAGCATGAGGTCCGCGCTTCTTCCTATGATAAAACGCGGCGCATCCTGGAGGGCAATGTTTTGCCGATCCTCGGCGGCGTGCGGTTGGATCGTTTGAGCGCGCCGACGCTGCAGGGGTGGAAGAATCAGATCTCCGAGCGCGGTATTGCCATTACGACGCAAAAGGCGATCTATACAGAGCTGCGCACGATGCTGAATTATGCCGTGCGTATGGAGTATTTGCCGAAAAATCCGCTCGCGACGGTCGGTAATTTCAAGGACGCGAGCTTTACGCCGGCGAAAGAAAAGCTACATTATTATACTATGGATCAGTTCAGGGCGTTTATAGCGGTTGCGCGTGCGGAGGCGGAGGCGAGTGATACGATGGTTACATGGGGGCAGTACGTTTTCTTTGCGATCGCGTATTATACCGGGATGCGCAAAGGCGAGATCAATGCGCTCAAGTGGTCGGACGTCGAAGGTAACTTGCTACATGTGCGCCGTTCGGTCACGCAGAAGATCAAGGGACAGTCGATCGTCGAGACGCCGCCGAAGAACAAGACCTCGTACCGCGATCTGCAATTGCCTCTGCCACTAATTGAGATATTGGACGAACATCGGGCAAGACAGCAGAAAAACGACGGTTGGAACGTGGATTTTCGCGTTTGCGGCGGGGATCGGTGCCTGAGCGACACCGGCATCGAGAACGCGAACGCGAAATATGCGAATGCGGCGGGACTCCCGCACATTCGCATTCACGATTTTCGACATAGCCACGCCTCGCTCCTTGCGAACGAGGGGATCAATATTCAGGAGATCGCCCGCCGGCTCGGTCACTCCAAGATCGAGCAGACGTGGAGTACATACGCGCATTTGTATCCGCGCGAGGAGGAGCGCGCGATCGCTGTTTTGAACAAGGTATAAAGAAAAACCATGCAGTAATGTATGGTTTTTGCTTTTGGAGTATTGACATTTTTACAAAAAAGTGTAAAATGTAAGCACATTCCCCATACTTTGACAAAGTAAAAAAGAATAGAACTTTTTGAAAAAGCGTGGATTTTGCGTGGATTTTAAACAAAAAAGTCCACAAACATAACCGTTTGCGGACTTTTGGTGGAGACAACTGG